ATGGCGATCAGTGACACCAAATTAAGAAAGCTGCTAGGTAAAAATCAAACACCGTGCGTATTATCGCATAGAGATAGTTTAAGTGTAAGGGTATCAGCTAAGGGGACTATAACTTGGCAATACCGTTGTCGTGTTGATGCTAAGCAGGTAATTATTACGCTAGGGCGTTATCCTGGGCTAAGCATTAAAGAAGCACAAGACTACATACCGCTTTTTCAAAATTGGTTAAGCCAGGGTAAAGACCCACGGCTAGAACTCAAGCTTATGCGTAACAATGCCAAGGGCTTGCCTACAATGGCAGAAGTTGCTGCAACGTGGCTAGATAAAAAAGTACCCGACCTAAAAGAAAAAACACAAATTTTATACACAAACCAAGTTAGTAAATGGATTGCGCCAATCCTAAATGATAAAAACATGCCACTTGATTTAATGACCATTAAGGATTGGATAACATATTTTGATGAAGTAAAAGCACAAGGCAGTGCTAAAACAGCCGGTACTATACTAGTACGTATTAAGTCGATTATTGGTTGGGCTGAAAAGCGAGGGGAAGTAAAACCATTTAACCCTGTGCTTACATTAAATGTAAATGATATCGGTGAACAAGCATCAGTTGGCCAGCGAGTTATGCGCTTTGATGAAATTGCAAAGCTTTGGATACAAATAGAAAGCTCAAAAGCAACTCCCGCGACTAAAGCATGCTTACAGTTAATTTATATAACAGGTGCAAGGCAATCAGAAGTTCGTTTAGCTAAGTGGGAGCATTTTGACTTTGACAACAATATTTGGACTGTACCGCCCGAAAACTCAAAAACAAATAAAGCAATCCGCAGGCCAATTTCAGCCAAGATGAAAAGCATATTAGACACACTAGCAATGGTTTATGGGCGAAAAGGTTACTTAATACCAGGCGGTAATCCACACAAACCAATGACCACCCACAGTATTAATCGCTATTGCTGTCGAATGTGGGATCACTTGTTTGAAAAATACAAAATGCCTAAATTTCTACCACATGATGCGCGCCGTTCAATATCAACACTATTAAGCGAAAATGGCGTAGCACCACACGTAACCGAGAAAATGCTAGGCCATACAATGCGCGGAGTTATGGCCGTATATAATAAACACGATTGGATAAAAGAGCAGTCAGAGGGATATGAGCTTTATTGTTCACTTGTAAATACGGCAATAAAAAATGAGCTGTTAAATAGTTAATTTGAAAGTGAAAGAACAATTAACTATTCGTTCGACCAAGTGGCTACTGAAATCAAACTGAAACATTTTAATATGGAAATAGTATGTTACCTCTATTGTAAATAGATATAGTTGTATGAAGTGAATTTTTATTTATCATTATTGACTTGAATTTTGAAATACAGCTACCATAAATACTAGTTCAAATTAATAAATATAACATAGGAATGTCCATGGCTTGGTCAATAGAATGGGATGGCAAATCAGTAGAGTACGTTTACAGAGACGAGTCTTTCGAAATCAACGAGATTACTCTTAAAGAACGTGATATCAGAGATGAGCCTAGTAGTGGTTATCAAGAGCCTAATGATACTGTTATGCATGATATCTATAAAGCGAATACTGAACATGGGGATTTTGAGTGGTCCGTAACAGCTAGAACATCTGGCTATGAAACACATGCTGAAATAGACGATGTTGAATATATCAAAATACCTAACGGGTGTGAATCAGAGGCCCCTAGCTTCGAAATATCAACTGAAGACTAACACATTTTAGAAAGTTGAATCTGATTTCCTTGTTTCAACAAACACACCCGGATCAATATGAACACATGGGATTCGGGTATGTTTGAAATGGAGAATTTATTGATAGTTTTATGTTAATTATTAAGAATATAGAAACCAAAAAATTATAAATCAACCTTAGTATATAAATTTAAAAATACCCTGGCAGTTTTTAATTACCTTTACATAACTGCTGTAATTTTTGTATATCTTTTTTCTCATTTTGGATATGCATTTTTCTATGGCAGTTGGGGCAAAGAGCTACTGTATTCGCGATGGTGTCTTCACCACCTTTAGCGAGCCAAATAATATGATGAGTTTCTAGATACGGTTCATCCGATTTGTTTTTAAAAGGTGCCGGTTGATTGCATAGCTGACAAAACCCTTTCGCCAATCTTTTTGCATGCTCAGCAACCCAAGGGTTGCGTTCGTGTTGCTGGATAATCACATTTCTACTACCTACATTCTTTCTGACGTTTCTTGCTCTACGCTCAATCTCTTCGTCACTCAGTCTTTTAGCTTTTTTAGTCTTTGCTTCAAAAACTTTACTTAAATAAATTTTATTAATTGGGGGCGATTCATTACCTTTAAGCTTGAGTGGGAATACACAAACATTTCTAGATAGACCATTTTGATCTGGTTGTTTTTCAAAGTAAGGCTTTGAAGCTAATTGAACAATACCAATATAAATATATTCTTTATCAACAAAAACTTCAAAAAGGTGAACAGTGATACTGGTATCATTAGATTCAGAAAGTGTTTTGTTTTGAGCGAAATTTAAACTTTGATCACCAGTGGTACCCATTCCAGTATAATGGCAAATATCACCTTCCCAACGATCATCGTATATAGATTTAATATGGTTTGAGACAATAACTAACGTATTAGATTGATGAGAACGCCTCATCCCCCCTTGCGGAGAACAAGCAAATAGCTCACACAATTCTTTATTATTTAAAACTGAGCCCGGCTGAATTTCTAGTGTCATTAATTATCCAGTACATTATAAATTTATAATAATAAGTTAAATATAACTCTTTTCTGACCTTACCAGTAGGCTTTCATGTAAGCAATAAACCAATGAAATTATAAGTTTAGAAATACCACCTTTATGATAAGTATAGCTATAATAGAATTACTTTATGATTTTATTTATTCTTGAAGAGGGACTATGAAGATAATTATTTTTTTAATAGTTCTTGTGATATCTGTTGTTTCAACCATTTATACAAAGCAGCAAGAAATGATTCATGTCGATGTGTCAAAGGTAGACTATATATCGGGTTTAGATGAATCAGTAGTAATTTCATTTGGTAAAAACGACAACGACTTTCATGCATTTGCTATAAAAAAGAAAGATATAAAGCAGGGTGTTGAGCTTATATCAAAATCAAAGAATAATGCTAACTTTTCTATATTTGGTGATGTTGAAGGTGAAGCGCTTGTACGTTCAGTTCAGGCAGAAACATTCGCAAAGGTTAAGGTTCTGAGTGTTAATAAGCAAAACCAAAGAGCCGTGTTTGAGGTTGAAGCTACTTTATTAAACACAAATACGAATGAGCTTAACAAATTAGATAAGACAAAAGTGATTGTAAAAGATAAGCCATTTTTAAAGTTAATTAATTGAGTTACCTCAAGTAATTGGCTGTTTTAACATACACTAAAATTACGTAATAAGAACAGTAAAGACAATATAAGAATCATGTAGACACCAAATTTATTGACATATTCGTCAATAAACTATTATTATCTACTATAACTTTTAGCAGTTTAATACCATTTACTACCATAGATAGAGGGCTTATCATGAATATATTTAGCATTTTTAAGTCGTCCAATAAGACTAAAACTGAAAAAGCAGTAGATAAAGTTATCTCTGAACTAAAAAAAAATGAACTTGAAGTTGATATGATTGGAACTGATGTTTTTAGGGTCAATATGAAATCTTTAAGAAAAAGTGATGTAGTTAAAGCTCAACTCACAGCTGCTATAAAATCATCCCAAGTAGTATCTTAACAAGAGAAAAAAGCATCAAAAGGTGCTTTTTTTATGTATGAAAAATGATAAAACCTACAGTATTACTTCTATTTGTTTTAGGAATTTCAGGGTATAGCATACTAACCCATTGGCATAAAACTCACTTTTCATTACAGCGAAGTAGTGGATATCATACCTTTTTTAAATCAACCTTATTAGGTCTAATTATTTTTGGCTTAACTGCTTTGGTATATTTAGCAATAGTCATGATTGGTAAACATTTTCAAGTTACATTTGATCTTGGTTATTGGTTTTTAGAAAATGCTTTTTTGCTCAAAAATATCGATACTGAAACGGTTGCTTTATTTGATATAAGTATCCTCACATTTTTATTTAGCATAATTTTACCGCGTGTGTACTATCTATTTAAAAATCGTGCAGGACTGCTAAAAGATGAGTTTCTCAAGGATGCAGATAGCCCTGATTTTTCAAGGTTGTTTGGCTATTCAATTAAAAAAGGTTTACCTGTTTTATTTACCATGTCAGATAGGAAAGTTTATATAGGTTATATTTACGAAGCCCAAGCAAAAGTTGATACATCGGACGTTTATATTTTGCCCGTTTTGAGTGGGTATAGATCTGATACGGATTTAGCGTTGATAAAAGTGACACCATACGAGGATGTGGTTAGTTTAATAAATGAGCAGAATAAAGTGGATGCTACAAATAAGCTAATTGAGGGTGGGCTTTCCTCAGAGCAAGCAAAAACTGCTTTAGTGAAAGAGCCTGATTTATATGAGTCGTGGTATCAGTTCATTGTAGGATTACCTTTGAGGGAAATAGTGCACGCGCATCTCCACGATTTAACTCATGAAGATGCTTTCAAAAATGAAGAGTTGAAGGTCAAGCCAAAAATAATACGTGTGAAAAATATGAGTTCGGTTAAATCTGAATTCTATTCTCAATAGCTAAGTCTGATACTTCCCAGTTATATTGGTCCATTAATTGAGACATTTCATTGTAAACGGGTTTTTCTTTATCTATATCCCTAATAGTCAAGGCTATTGAGAAGGGAATTAGTACACCCTCAGCCTCATACCCATCTCTATCCATAACTGAAACTCTAAGCTTCCAATCTTTTATATTAACGCCTTGCGGGAACCGTTTTTTATATACCTTAACAGGAGACCATTTATCACCGTTTTTCACTAAATCCTTTTCAAATAAATGCTTTTCTTTTTCTCGAGGGATTTCTGATTTAAATTTACCTTTTTCGAACTTACCAAACCCAACATTTATATCAATTTGACAATATTCAAAGGCTTTTTGAGGATCAAGTTCAGGGTGGTAAACAAGTGTAATAAAAAATTCAGCTCTTACTTTATCATCAGGTGTGCGTAAGCAGTTTGGAATAGGAAAAGGCAACTTTTCAATCTCAAAGCTTTTTTGTGCTAAACCTTCAAAAATCATAGTGCTCTCGTAGTCATGTACAGAGAGTATATCAAGACTGCCTTGCGGTTTCCCCCAACCCAAATATGGTCTATATTCATTCTCTATATCATTGTTTAAATTTGCATTATGAATGATCAGAGCCTTTATCAGGCTAGGACTTGATTTTTCACCTATCTTATCGAATAAATTTGCTGCGATTGAAGATATAATAGGGGTTGAAAAGCTCGTACCAATGTCGTGATGTGCGTTACCATTTGCATCAATAGAGTTGACACCAAGTATAACTTGTTGTCCTCCATTCATTATAACATTACCACCAAAATGAACTAACTCAGGTTTTTGGACGTAATTTGAGACTGGACCTCTTCTACTAAAGTGGGATGGTTCTAAGTCTTTTACAAAGCCATTTGTATGAGCAACAGATCCAATTGTTAAAGCGCGAACTGAGTCTCCAGGACTTGATATGCCATCGTTTAGATCTTGTTCAGGTGGCCACTTTCTTAAACCGTCTTCATAGTTTCCTGCTGCAACTACACATAGACATTTAAATTTATCTTGAAATTCATCAAGCATAATGGCCATAGTCGAAATTTCAGTTTTTGAAACAGGTACGTCTCCACCTAAAGATAAATTCCAAACCTTAATTAAAGGGTTTTCACTCGCAACCTCATGCATGGCCTGAATGATCTCATGAATATCTCCAATATCGTTACCGAGTACTTCAACACTAAATATTTTTGATTGGCAAAGTGGAAATCGTTTGTCACCATCGTTTAAGTTGAAACTATTAGTTACCAAGCCACCGACAAAAGTTCCATGCCCATCATTTTTATAAGCGATAGGTACATAAATTTTTCTGTCAACAACCCAATCAGATATAGGTGCACAATTACTTATAGCACTATCAACAACAGCTACAATAGGATAATCATGATTTTGTAGTGGTGGATTCATTGTTGGACGTACAACTCCAAACCTTTCTTTTGTCATTGGCTTAAGTTGAATACATTTACTGGAAATTACACTTTGGACACCAGCAAACTCTGGTAAAGAATCTAGTATCTCTTTTGTCGCTCCGGATACTTTGTATAACCTTACTACATTAGAAGCATGCTTTTTCCACTCGCATTGGAAGTTGTTTAAAAATCGTTCAAATTCATTATCAAGCTTTCTATTTTTCTCTGCTGAGTTAAATCGGAATAATCGAATACTTAATGATTTTACATCTGGGTTAGCATTAATATCAATTTTATAAGGACTAATAGATTTTATTGCAGATATATCTTTAATTACTTGTTTAGAGTTTCGTTGAGTGATTTTTTTTTCTAAAGCTAAAAGACCATTTGGGGTTATTTGAATTAAATGTTTCGCATATCCGACATCACCAAAAAAAGGGCAAGTTTTATCATTGAATATAGATGTTGGGCGATGACTCTTTGCAACTGCTTTACTTTCCAACTCAATTACCGCAATAGTTGTACTTACTTCAAAGTTTCTAACTCTAGTTAACTCTTTAATAGAATCTAGTACTTTTGTTATAAACTTATTTGTCACTGGCTTATGTGGTTTTGAGCTACCTCCGCCATGGGTCTCAGGTTTAAAGTGATCATCTTCAGAGAAATTTATGTGTTTTATAGGATTATAATTATTCGGCATTACTTATCTTCCTTGAATATCTTTGATACGTTACTTTGTGACATACCCCATAGTAAGCTAATAAATTTTTTGGTAAATAATTTATTATCATATTCTTGTAATTTTTTCATACAAGTTAAGCGGTTTTCTATACTAAAGTTTAACCAGTTGAAACGACCTTGTAAAATTTTACGCATTAGCTCAACAGCATTGATATTATTGTTATTAATGACTGTTTGCCTCAGATAATCATAAGTGATTATCTCTATTTCAGCACCAGTTAAACCATCACTCAAAGTAACAAATGCTTCAATGTTAGTTTCATTAAATTCAAACTGCACAAGTAGGTTTGAAAAAAGTTGATATCGAACGTAATCAATGGGAGCTTTTAATTCCATTTTATAGTGAAAGCGCCTATCTATTGCAGGGTCTAATAAGTGAAAATGATTAGTTGCGGCAACTAAAATTGTATCTCCTAAGTTATCAATGTTTTGTAATAAACTTACAACAACACGTTTTAGCTCTCCAATCTCGTTTTTATCATCTCTTGCTTTTGCAATTGCATCAAACTCATCAAGGAATAATACGCATGGCTCAGAACTGGCATATTCAAGTAAAGATCTAATATTCTTAGATGTCGAACCTAAATATGATGATATTAATGCATCAGCTCTAGCTGTCACTAACGGTAAACCTAGATGAGCAGCAAGACTCCCGGCTAATTTACTTTTTCCTGTACCGGGTATTCCGTGCAGCAGTAAAGTTGGGTTAATAGGAATATTTAAAGCATTCAGTTGTTCTTTATTATTAATATACGAAATAAAAGAATCTATTGTTTTTTGGTCGTGCGCAGGTAAAAATATTATTTTATCTTGTAATGTTGGATATGTCTTATCAGCTAAAGAAAAGCGGCTGTCTTTCTCAACAGGAATAGGACGAGAAAACATAGATTGTGTACTTGTGTTGTGCGTATTGATGCTTAATAATTTCTTTTGCAACCCTTCTGAGGCATGAGTTTCACCATCACTTCGTAGTTTCTCACAAAGAAGCTCTGAGTAGGATATAACTAGTTTTCGATCACCTGATAGCGCACCCGTCACTATTTTTGATATTTCAGTGTAGTATTTCACAATTTACTCTTTTTGCTTTTTATTGCGTCATTTTATCACTAAATTTACTTTTTTGTGAGTTTTACTTGTTTTTATGTTTATGCGTGCACTTTTCATGGAGGTTATGGATTGCAAGTATAGGAAAAAAGTAAGATTCAAAGCTTATATCTTTTTCCATAAAAAGGGAGAACAGTTTTTCAATGCATCAAAAAATGCAAATACAAAAAGGCTGGACATAGGCTTAAAATGTTTACAAAATTATTAGAGGTAACGAGTATTGCTTAAAAAAGAAATAAAATGGTGCTCATCTGTTATAACAGTGAATCAAGTGATAGAGCAGCTTCATTGTATGTGTAATACCTTACGACTCTAATAATGCTCTTGAAAGCGTAAAAAATTTATTGATAAGTTATTTAAAGCCCGTAAATACGGGCTCTTTTGTGTCAGATATTCGATAATATTAAAGCGACTTACCAGTAAATATAACTTTTCCAACTAATGTACAATTACCATTGATAGGTATTAGTTGCTCTGGCCAGTTGGGGTTGGCGGCTTTTAGGAACTTGTGGCCACCTTCGATAATGAGCTGTTTAAAAGTGGCTTGGTTATCGTCGTCTAGGCGGGCTACTACGTACGAACCGTGGATGCATTCGGCTTCAGGGTCTACAAAAATTAAATCACCCTCATCAAACTTTGGTTCCATGCTAATGCCTTGCACCTTTAAAACAAAAGTTAGGTCGCTGCAATTAACAGGACACATAAAACGCTCTGCGTCATAAGCTTTAATTTCACTTATTTCTGACCAAGCACCGGCTTGCACCCAGCTGATAAGTGGGGCGGTGGCTTTGATTGTTGGCCCTGGTGAAACGTTACTACTATTGTTCTCACCAATACCAAAGCGTAAATATTCCGGTGTACATTGGAGTGCGCGCGCTAATGACTCTATATTACGTGGGTTTTTAGTATCGCCTTTCTCTAATTTTTGAATCGAATTTTGTGCAACACCAACCAATTCAGCTAATTGATGCTGAGTCAAATCTAGTGCTTTCCTTAGCTTTTTAACACGATTAGCAATGTCCATATTATCTCCAAAAGATTTATTTTTAACACTTTAAGTGTGATTAATTTAGATTATCACAACTTTAAGTGGTTTTAGTCAAATCGCTTTTATTGGTTTTATTTTCGTTAATACAACATATAGTGGTTTACAAACCAATAAAAGAGATTGTAATATAGATAAAAGTGGTTAGCAGCTATCGGAGATTAAAATGTCAGCCATAGATAAAGCAGTAAAAATAATTGGTGGGCAAACCAAGCTCGCCACAGTCCTAGGTACTAAGCAATCAGTAGTCCATCACTGGGTTAGCCGGCATGGCCAAGCTCCAGCGAAATACATTCCACGTATTTCAGAACTAACTAACGGTGAAATATCGGTAAACGATTTACTAGCCGATCATCAAAAAAGCAAAAAGGAAGATGCAGCATGAGCACTGAACAACAAATTATTTTATTAGATATTCATCCAGATGCTAAAGCTGTGCTGTTTGCACTACTACAAGAAAACAACCAACTACGCACTGAGCTTGAAGAGCAAAAAGACCGCCTAGTTAGCACCGTTGAGGCATGCGAGGTATTAGGATGTGCGCGTAAAAAGTTTTGGATTTTGTCGAAGTTGTCTGATTTTCCTAAATCAATTCAGTTTGGCAAAACTAATCATTATCGCTTAAACGAGCTAATTAAATTTAGAACACAGCACCAACAAAGCGTAAACAACTAGGAGAAAACCATGGCAAATGCAGCATTAGAAATTGCAAAAAATCGCGGTATTACAGACGTAAATAAACAGCCTGAAAAAACACAGTTAAAAGTTGTTGATGTAAAACCAACACCAAAAGGACTTACTGAGATTAAGGGGCTTTTTAACAGCGATCGTCATACCGCTGAATATGTGTATACGCACTTGAGTAAGCCGCAGCAAATAATTGTGTGTTATTCGGCAGGCCTATCTAAAAATGATTTGGAAAGGAGTTATCACCAATTTGACCGTGATAAACGCCTTAAAATACACCAAGCTATTTTGCAGCTTCAAGAAATAGTAACCGCCTTTGTTGATGCTAATGCGATGACGCCAAGCCGCTTTTTACAAAAACGAGATTTTAGCATTGCTAAAAACACTCAAAAAATAGAACAAGCACACTAAGGATCAGCCATGACACCTGATCAACTAATCAATCAAGACAGTGGCAATGTTGAGTTTTACACGCCTACTAAAGTTTTGAAGTATGTGCACCAAATGTTTTCGGTTATTGGTTTAGACCCTGCAAGTTGCGCAGTGGCTAACGAGTCAGTAAAAGCGACGTGTTACTTAACTAAAGAAGACGATGCATTAACAAGAAATTGGATAGCTAATACTGTTTGGTTAAATCACCCATTCAATAAAGGTGAAATAGCATGTAAGCCAAAGTGTGTTAAAAAAATATGTAACGACCCGACTTACAGTAAGTATCGCGGCCACTGCATTACCGAAGACATAGCCAGCAACGGCGATTGGATTGACTATTACTTAGACCAATATGCGCAAGGTAACTTTAAAGAAGCAATGAACATTACCTTTGTTAATAGCTCAGAGGCATGGTGCCAAAAGTTATTAAACGCAGGCTTAAGCTGCTTTATTGATGGTCGTACGCACTTTAATGATGCACAAGGCAATGTAAAAAAAGGCGCACCCAAAGGCTGTTTTATTACTTACCTTGGCAATAGAACCGACGAGTTCCGAAAAATATTCTCGGCGCTTGGAGTAGTGAAGTAATGAAACTACGCACACAGCCACACATTCTCAGTAACTCTACACCAATAATTTAATCCCAAAGGACTACTAAAATGAACACAATCAAAGACCAAGATCTATCTAAAAATCAGCAATTAGTTAAAAACATTGTTGAACATGCTATAGACCAAGCCAACTTTACTATTCGCAATTTAAACAAACGGTCAACTATTGCAATGCTTATGGAGTGTGAAAACTGCCTAACTGACTTAATGCCAGTGGTGCAATTAATTGCAGTTGCTCACATTGAATACGCGCCAGTTTACGACCAAATGCAAACAGCATTAGATGCCGCGCAAATTCATAGAGAACCTACGTTAATAGAGTTAACCGAATAAATGGCTAACCCTAAGCCACTCGACCTGCAAGCCCTTAGACTATCTGGTATAGCTAAGGGATTAATTTCGTCTATTAGCGATATTGACGACCGCAACTTTTTAGCGCGTGGCTTGCAAAATGTGCCGGTGCCTTTGCAAAGTCGTATGGCCCGTAAATACATAGACCGTTACAACCAAAAAAAGGCGGGTAGCCAATACCGTGCTAATACATGGTTACGCCGCACCATTGCCCGTTTAAAACCGCGCTTTGGCGTACTGTTTAGTATTACTCAAAATATGCCATTGCCATGGCATATTTTAAGCAGTATTGAAAAAACCAAAAAACACGCAGGCACACTCGCTATGGAGTGCGTGCAAATAACGCTTGATGTAAGCGAAGAAAACCAACATCTACCGTACGGAAAAATAATATCGTTAACCTACGATGCAATAGCCGCGCATGCCAAAGCCCTAGGCGCTAATGTGCCATTTTATGCCATGCGCGACGACAACTTGCCAACCGAGTGTTACGAAATTGCACTGCTAAAAATGCAGTGTGATAGATGGTGGGCTCGTCAATTAAAAACTATTCGCCGCCAGTTTTTAGAGTTACTAGAAATTGCCACAGGCCAAGTAGGCAAAGATTTATACCACGATAAAAAAAGCAAAAAGTTTAAACGCCGTGGCATTAGCCCTTACTCGTCAAAACAAGCACAGCGCGAATTTAACTTTGCCCAAGCCAGTGGCCGCCAGTTCCTAGAAATGATGGAACTGCAAAGCAGCAACGGCGACGTAATAAGTTTGATAGAAGCAGTAAAAAGTGGCATGGCAAACCCAGCCAACCGCCGTAACGAGTTAATGCTACGTATACGCGAAACCGAAGAGTTAGCTGACGAAATGGGCTATGTAGGAGTGTTTTACACCATTACGTGCCCGTCACGTTTTCATGCAAACTCAAGTAAATGGCACGGCGAAAGCCCAAAAGATGCACAAAATTACCTAACCCAAACATGGGCGCGTGCTCGTTCTAAGTTAAACCGACGAGGCCTTAAATACTTTGGTGTGCGCGTAGTTGAGCCACATGCCGACGGTTGCCCGCATTGGCACATGATGTTGTTTATGCCTAAAAATAAACTACAAGAAGTGAACGCTATTTTGCGTTGGTACTTTATTCAAGAAGACAAAACAGAGCTTTACGATTATTACGGCCCTGTGCAAACCCGCGCAAAAGTAGTAAACGAATGGGTAGATATAAACACCCACGGCACACACATTAAAACTGTAGAGAAATGTGTAAGCTACCGCGCAGGCACTAAAAAAAGTGAGCTGTTTAAAACCTACAAACAAAAGCGCCGCGAGTGGGGCCTTAAAAAAAGCCAAGGCAAAAAAGCCAAAGCACCCAGTAAGTTTTATCGCACGTTTAGCCCTCGCTTTGACGCCATAAAAATGGATAAAAGCAAGGGCAGTGCAGCCAGCTACATTGCTAAATACATCAGTAAAAATATTGATGGCTACCAATTAAGCGACCATGAAGATGCCGAAACAGGCGAAAACCTTCAAGAGCAAGCTAACCCCGTTTTAGCCTGGGCTAGCACATGGAACATTCGTCAGTTTCAATTTCAGGGTTCGCCAAGCGTTACCGTGTATCGTGAATTGCGCCGCATGCCGAAGGGTAAAGCAATAAGTGACGAAACCATAGAGCCTATTCGCCACGCTGCAGATACTGCCAACTGGAAAGACTACGTAAAACTCCAAGGCGGTATGTGCATAGGCCGTGCTGCTAATTTCAAATCAATGTACGAAGACACAATAATGGGCAACGACTACGCTGAAGTAGTGCGCCGCATAAAAGGTATTGGTACTAATGTAAGTATTGAATCAAAGCTTCATCGCATGATTAACAATGTTTATAACGTTACCACCGAGACAAGCCTAAAAACTCGCTTAGTAGAATGGACCAGGCAACTCAAAGGCACAGCCGAAAAACTTAATGCTAAGGATAACACCAACGTCGGCGCAGCCGACCTATCTTGGACTAGTGGTAATAACTGTACGCCTATAGCCGCAGTGTCTAGGGCTGAGTTGTTACTCGATATGATGGGTACCTCAAAAAATGACGTTGATGAAGTAATAAAGGATCTAAATAGCGGAAAAAGGATCAGCCGAAACGGCCAAATTTATCAAATACGAGACGGCCAACTTCAAGTTTTAAATGTTGATGAGCAAATAAAGCATGATCAGCGCTTAGCTATTGAGTCATTGGCTAAAACATATTCACAAAAAGCAGGTAGCTGGCACATAACTGAAGCCCATTGGCAACAAGCCCGCGAGTATGTAGAGCTTGCTTATAAATACGCGCAGCTTGGCGGGCGCAACACGCCAAATAATACCCATATACAAAACGGCCTAGTCACTATTGGCGATTGGGACCTAGTTACTTTAGTAAAACAAGGCAGCGCATCAGCAATCAGCGACAACGATTGGTGGGCACTGGATTTAATGGCGTAGGAGAAAAAATGACTATTCAAATTTCTTTAAGTGTTCGTATAATTTTATTTTCTTGTTAAAAAAGAGAACTAAAGCTAAATTTATCTTTATTAAAATCGTATAGAAACGATTTAAAATTTACTTAAGCTGTATTAATTAGGAGCTAAAATGTTTGATGACGAAGATGACGACTTTATGTCTGATGATGAACCTAGAATGTTTCCAGAATTTATCAATATGTTGAATAGTGGCAAATATTCTTCTATCGATGAACTATGTAATGAAGAGGGTATCAATCATGATGAATTATATATGGATGAGGATGATTTTTTTAAAAACCTTACTGAGGATGGCTCTGATAGTCTTTTAAATCTGGTGGGGGTGGTAGCAGGCGTTGCGATTACAGCTGGGACAATATACGCAACTAAAAAGATTCTTAACAAAAGAAAGAGAACTTTGAAAAGTAGATAAATGTAAGGGGAATTTTTAAATCCAAAAAGCGACTATTTTAAACCTTACTATTTAATAGCTAAAAACTTCAAATCTTAAAAAAGGCTGACATGTGATATCAGCCTTTCCTATGCCTGAAACTCATAGACTTTATATACACCTGAATGATATATATAAATAATTATAAAGATGGATTCAATGGGATGTTTAAATTTCTAGATAAATTCATGGATGATCTTGAGTCACCTTATTGGCCTATCTATGGGATGATATTAACATTTGCATTTATATTTACGGTTATTGTGGTTTTATTTTTCTTTCACATGTACGGGAAGTACAAAATGTTAAGTAGTTGGGCAAATGTAAGTAGTATTATAAGTACGATTTTGACTTTGTGTGGTTTGATATATGCGATTGCCGCATACAAAAAAAGCCGTTCAGAGCATAAAGTTAGTATCTCAATAAGTTGGGTCCTAGAGCTAGAAAATGAAGTCCTGCCCAAACTGAAATATAAAATACCTTATGTAACACATTTAACAGCCAAAATGATTGCTTTTATAAGAGGTGGGGGATATCCAACTGACCCTACTATGCTTAATGATTTTGAGGAAAGTAAAAAAGATCTCACGAAATTATCAAATGAACTTTTTAAAAGAGTCCTTATACTTAGAAGCTTAGAATGTGTAAATAAAAAACATACAGAAGAGTTTGAAGAAATAACAAAATTATTACGTTGCTTAATAGACTTCAACGAAAATATTAAATCGATCAGGGAGAGCGATAGCGGCAGAGATTCTCATAACCGTAGAGAGCTATTTATGGAAAAGGTTGACGAAAGCAAAATATATTTAAAATATATGAGACCAAGAGACTTTAGCTATATGGATATTAGCATAGTTACTACTGGGGAAGGTATAGAGGCGGCAAAACAGATAGACAATGAAATAGAGTGTTTGATACAAAACGTACAAAAATATATTACCTTACAAACCAATTAATTCTAGCTGTTGTTCTCGAGGTAAACTTTTAATAAGTGCAGCGGCTAATTGTTGTGTGTTTTGTACTGGAGGGTTTAAGAAGTGATCAAACGATTGGGTAATACGGAACGTAGCCCCGCATTCTTTTGTATTTGTACACGAGCAATATAAATTAACAACATGCGCGCTTTGCTTTTCGCGTGACGTAATTGTTGCTTTAGCTTCGCAATTTGGACAAGTAACCCGCGCCATATAATCACCGATCGTTAATAAAATTAACTGTAATTATATACAGTAGTGGTGGTTTTAACAATTAATGCTACTAAAAAAACTAAGTGTATGTTATTAATTTAATTATTTTAATTTAATTAGAGAAAAGTATGGATAGACCACTACAGATAATAATTGGTGCTATTACAATCATAATAATGGCATTCGTACAAATATATATTTCTCGCCACACTTTAAAGCGTAAAGAAAGTGAAGAAAAAAGAATAAATGCAACGAGTGCAATTGAGGCTTTGAATCTAGTAAAAGGTAAATCCGATGAATGCATAGCAAATACTTCAACTATTGCATGGGCGAATCCTTGTTTAATAGATTCAGAAAATATGTCAGAAATATTTGAAAAAATAACTCCTAAAATTGATTATAAAAGTCGAGCTAAAGCACAATCTATAATATACATACATTTTCAAGAACTAATTGATCCGCTAGGAGCTTATTTTGATAGTGAAGATAAAATATACAATAATCAAATTGAATTTATTTTTGAGCATGTAACAGAAAATGGTTTAACTGATCAACAAGTAGAAGATCTGGATACTTTGAAAAAATCAGCAAATGAAAACTTGATGATTTTAACGCAAAAATTACGAACCTACATAAATTAATTTGTAACTTCCAAATCAAAATTAAGCTGTAATTTACTGCCAATTTCAGGGTCCCGCGCTACTTCATTACTCATTGATTAAATAAGATTGCTTAGTCTCATTTTTAAAATACAGGGCATCGTACTTAGTCGGGTCGCCAAGGCCCGCCGAAAAGTGTGGGCTGAGAACCAAGAAGCCGAAAAATTCACTCCTCCTCGCCTTCCGCTTTCGTGCAAAAAACGCGTCAAATTGACAATCCCAGTGACACGCCATTGATCGCCAGCCAGCCCAGTAGAAGGATCTGTGAGCAATTTTTAAAAAGATCGCGTTGTCAAAAAGTGACAACATTTAGCAGTAAAGTGACAATAAAAAGATCAAACAGCTGGTGATTTACCTAATATTGAAATATCATTAATTTATTATCATTTAAGTGATAAATAAATTATGAAATATTTACACAAAGGCACACAAAGTCAAGAGCGGTTAGATACACTTTTATCGTTTGGTAAAAGCACCAGTGAAGATATAAAAGCAGCACTCAGTGATTACTTAGTTCGCGGTATTAGCAAAACCAATGCAGCAACATTAAATGGCGTGCCAGCGTCGAATCTTACAAGAGCACTTAAACGGCTTGAAGTTGTTGCTGGAAAAATTGAAAAGATTAAAGAACTAGATTACAGATTAAGATAAAGTGCACTTATAAAATTGTGATGGGAATTAACAATTGTGATATTTGAAAAACCGGGTACAGGAATAAAAATAACTTTTGATTTTGTTGGCATTATTATCGTAGTTATAGTTTTAACAGCGAGTTTAACTTATGGTTTTTGTATTATTACAGAGATTATAAAAGCCCCCACGGACGAAGTGAATGTAATACTGCTGGATATTGTCAAAGCTGTAGCTCAAACTTGTACAGCGTTAACATTCATTTTCGGTTTACATCAATATAGGAAAACAAGAATTCAGCAGCGACAGCTAAGTATATCAAGTGAAGCTAAACTACAAGTAGACAAAATGATAGCTGCAATTGAAACATTAGAAACAGGTGATGTGACATCAATAAAAAATATAAATAAAGTATTGCCTGTTTTAAGTAATTTGGGAACAAACTTTGAACAACTTTTCAATGCAATGGAAGAAGATATTCAAAAGGCAATAGTAAGAATGCAATGGCAGGATATGTATTTTAATTATTTGAGACCTGCTTTATATGATCTAGATATAGTCTGTATATTGAAAAGTGAGACTAAAATACCTGATTTTAAACTAGCGGAAGCAATCAAAACTGCAGAAGAGTTATCGAAAAATCAAAGAGCATTAAAGAAATATCAATTTGTAAAAGCATTACTGAATAATAAAGAAATAAGAGCAGGATACGATATTAAAAGTAAAATCAAATCTTTAGATTTATTTACTGTGTATTATTTAGATGATAAAGAATTAAATGACTTACTATTTGGCCTTATGAGTCGTATCGACATAAGAGCAATTGCCCCCGTTCTTGCAGTTGCGAGGGAATAAAAAATACTTTTATAGTAGATATACGCTAGTCACTTACTAGCGCCATTTAACTTTTCTACCGTTCTTAAACCTGCAAGCCCAAGCATGGCAAGAGTTAGTTCCATCATTGTATCAAGTGGTAGCTCAGGTTTACCAATATCAGGTATTAACCATACTAAAAGCGGGTTTATCACAAAGGCAAACAAAAAACCAAAACCACATACCCACATTAAAAACGGGCGTGCGCCTGCTACAAATGTGCTGCGGTGTTGGGCTTGCACCTTCATAATCTCGGATTGTGCTAAAGCAGGTTGCTGTGCCAAGCGTTGTTTTACAACATCAAGCGTTAATACCTCTTCGTCGCTGGTAAATAAATTATCAAGCACATTGCCTACTGCATTAATTGGCTCAGCCGCATTGCTTGTGAATAAACTCGTAACCCATCCCATTATTTAATCCCTCTGATAAATTTAATAAAGCCTTTTGGGTCTTTGCTAAACGATTTAATTAGCTTGTCGAACCCTTCTAAAATGTGTGGGGCCGCATACGCTGTTACGCCAATCACACCCGTTTTTAGGCTCTCGTCAAAGCCGCGCCATTCACAAAACATAGCGGCTAAGTACGCTGCAAAAATAGCAACGAGCACGTTCATACAGTAATGAAAAAACGTAAATTGCTTTTTGCTTAAATACATTTGAATAGCGGCTGCTAAAAAACTCAACATAAATAAACGCCCCCATTGTTTAATAAACTCTGTTACATCTATCCAGCTCATGCGGCTTCCTTGGTAGTTGGGTTTAAGTCTGAATACTCAGGCTCTTTAAATTCAATATGCTGCGCGGCGGGTAGGTAATTATTAATGCCTAATACGTCTTGCTGCAGGGGCACAACTTCGTTGTTGTAATACGCGCGGGTAATTTTGTCTAAGTCGCCAAAGCCTGGGCTGTCGCCAGATGATTGGCCGCTCAGTGCTTCTTGCGCACGGTGCATGCTGAGCATGTCGTTAAGCGTAATTTTTTTAATGCGCTCAAATTCGTCTTTTGTTGATATGTCGCCCACCGGTGTAATGTTTATCGCTTTTTCAGCATCGGCTTTATTACTGCGAAAATTAAAAAACAAACTTCTAAAGTTACCCACGCCTTTGCTGTCACGTATGGCATTTTTAAGAGCGGTTTCATCGTCAGCGCTTAAATTAGGGTCAGCCATTGAGAATATAAAGCCCATGTGCGCACCGTTCTTGTAATAACGGCGACGAAATAACGTGGCATCTTCATTAAGCAACGCCGACTGAATACCGCCGTAATATTGCGGTATGCCATAAATGCCTTGCCCGGGGTCGTATTCCTTTACGTGTATTATTTCGCCTTCATTAAAGTAAATAGGCTCATGACTGCGATTACTTAATTGCGCGTACCCCCCGCGTTTATCGGTATAACGCATAGTCAGTGCAGGCAAGTGGCGCAGTTTAATAACTTGCCCAAATGAATTTTTAATAACCTGCAAATAGGCGTTACCGCTCCACAGCAAATCAAACGCAAATTTGCTAAGCGCTTGGTGGCTTAAAAGCGGGTTAGGCTTATACCACTTTAATATCATGTTGCGCTTAAAGTAGAGTATTGGCCCATGCTGGGCATTTACACGCAGCAGTTTAACCAAGCCTTGCAAATTAATGGGCGGGGCGTAAATGCCGTTACTGTCACTAAACACCCCAACGTAATCGGTTAGCCGGTTGTCTAAGCATGGCTCAGGATCGCCAAAGCTAAACGTATCGGTTACCGCTGTGCGTTGGTTGTAGTTTGGCGCTTGGCCGTTACTTACTTGTAATCGTGGTTTACTCATTAAGCTGCAATTCCTACAGATGTTTGACGGCTATGGGCGTTACCGTCGAGTGGTTCAAATAACATAGCGTGCATAATTGCCCACGCAATATCGGCATGGCCTGTTGTGGCTGTGCGGTTTGTGGCATAGGTAATTTGGTCGCCCACCACTTTACGGCGAATATTAATGAACGAGCTGGCAATATTTACCGCGTCCTGGTCAAACTCAAAGCGGCGGTTTTGAATAACGTTAATGGCTTTAATGACCATGCGGTTTTTAATAATGGGGTTGTAATGAATCGGCTCAGCATTAGGGTAAAACTTAGTAATAAGCTCCCACACACCATAACCAATGCCAGTGGTATCTACGCCAATATGCACAACGTTGTATTTTTCGGTGAGGTGTTTTATCTCGTTTGCCATGGCTTCAAAGTCGTTGCCGCTTAAATCAAGTGCTTCTAGCAGTAAAAACTTTTCGCCTGGCTTCATGGGCGCACTTAAAATGGCAACACTGGCTTTATCGCCAAAGCGGGCAGGGTCAAAACCAATTACAACAGGGCGCAGTCCGAACGGGCGCTCGTAGGCTAAATCAAAGTCGCTCCACTTGGTTGAATCGCCCACGCAGTTCATAAGCTGTTTAAGATTAAATGCACTGTGCGCATCATCAATAAACTTACACATAAACAAGTTATTAAACTCATCTACGCTGTATTCGTTTTCAAGTACGCCAATATCTATACGGTCAAAGCCACTGGTTACTACATCGTAAACCGTGAGCATTTGTCGCCAAATACCGTCGTCACACAGTTGGCCGTTTTTTAGGTTTTTATGGCTTACATCTATGGCAAATTCAGGATCGTTACACGCTTTTGTTTTGCGGTACCATTTACCGTTCCAATGGTCGTAGGCTTCGTGGCTGGTAACCGATGGCGTACTAAAATACGTTATTCGTAAATGTTTGTGGGTTGCCATGGCCTGCGCCAAACCGCGCAGCGACTTATATTTAGGTATCCAAAATACTTCATCAATATATAAATCGCCGGATTCTGATTGTGCAGTACGGGCATTGGTTGACTTAAATATTAGTTTAACCGTTTTACCGCCGGCTAAATTAAGCACCATAGGCGAGCCGCTAAGCTCAACATTAAAATGCTCACGCACCAACGCCACAATATTGGCTTTAAATACTTCGGCCTGATCACGGCTCGCCGATATAAATATTTTATTACGGCCATTTACCACAGCATCGTAAAACGCTTCGAATGCAAAATAAAATGTAGCGCCAATCTGGCGCGGTTTTAATATAAAACGGGTGCGATGGTCTTGGTTATCAAACCAATGTTTTTGGTGAGGATAAAGTAATGTGTCTTTAAGCTCGTTGAGCATTTCAAGGGTAATGCCAGAGCAATCGTTTTTCTTTTTCTTCTTCGATTTTTTGTCATTGCCGTTATGACTGTTGCCGCTGTTATTGTTGGCGGGGTTGTCATTACTTGCGCGCTGTTTTGGGGCTGGGGCTAATTTACTTTTATTAAGTGAGCACAACTGGCGCGTGCAAAAGTCGAGCTCTTTATAGTCAGCATCGGTTTTATCGTCTTTATCGGCCAGTACATTAATGCGTTTGCTAAAGGCCATTTCGGCGTTATAGCTTGGGCACATGTCCTCCCACTTGCCAGCCTCCGACCAACGGCGAATGCTACGCGCACTGGGCATGTCGTCAAGCTCGGCTATTTCGTCCACCGTGTAGCCCTCAACAACATACAAATCTTGTGCTTTTTTGCGTATCTCTGGTCCGTAGTTCGCCATCTATTGCGCCGCTTTTATTAATCCATAGCGGCAGTGTATTCGTTATAAAACGCTTAATCTGTCAGTCAAAAACCTAGCCATACCTAAAAGTTAAATATAGGAATTTCAAAAAGTTAAACCGTTGGAAAGGAATAAAAAGAGGGTGCAAACTGCAATCACTTTAAAGCAATACGCTTAATTTGCACATATTTAAAAAGGGTTGTTTATGCCAGGTCAACTACGTACTAAACCGTTATCGATTGCCGCTGTTGGTATGACCGTTGACGGTCGCGAAATATCAGAGCAAGACGTAGCCGACATTGTAGAAACCTATAACCCGCGTAAATATGGCGCCCGCATTAATGTTGATCACGAATTTAACTGGTCAGGTTGGGCCGCTAAAAACCTGCATAACGTGGACATTCCCGGCATGTTGGGAGATGTAGAAAGCGTACAAGCCTATGAAAACGAAGAGGGCGTTGTGTGCTTATACGCAGTGCTTGCGCCCAATCAAGGGTTTGTAGAGCTGAACAAAGCAGATCAAGCTGTTTATTTTAGTATCGAAATTAGCCGCGATTTTATGGGCACAGGCAAAACCTACCTAACCGGTTTAGCAGTGACCGACTACCCAGCGAGTTGCTATACCGACCGTATCCATTTCAGTAGTAAGAGTAAGCCAGATGACACGGACGTCTCTTTATTAAAAGTTGATTTAGGATCATGTGAGCCTATCGACGCCGCACCTAAAAAACCATTTTTTAAACGACTATTCGCAAAGGAAGAACCCGACATGAACGAAACACAATTAGCCACTGCATTAAAAGATGCGCTGGGCACACCGCTTAGTGAGTTTGCTAAAAAACTAGATGGGCTTGCCACAAAGCTTGATTCGTTTTCAACCACAAAAGTGGAAGGTGAAGAAACGCCGCCAGCTGATGATGAAAACACTGAATTAGCTCAAGTAAAAGAAGAGCTATTAAAAACAAAAACAGCATTAGGTGAACTTAACGACAAGTTTACTAAAGCGTTGAAAACACCTGCGGGTGATACCACTGACGCCGACGAAGAACCCGAAGGCGATGAGGGTAAATACAGCAACTGCTTGTAATTACATCACCAACTTAACTTAGCTAAACGCAGGAAAGAATATGAAAACCAGAACTAGAGAATTATTTGTCGCCATTATGGCAGGCATGGCCGTTAATTACGGCGTTACATCAATGAGTGAGCAATTCAACGTTGAGCCTACAACCGAGCAGCGCTTATATGATGCTGTTTATGAATCGGCTGAATTTTTACAGATGATCAACACCGTACCGGTAGACGACTTAGTTGGTCAGTCAGTGATCATGAGTGTAGACGGTGGCGTAACAGGTCGTGCAGGCGTTGAAACTGACGACACCAAAGAGCGTAAAACCCGTGATGTATCAAAGCTCGATAAACGTGAATACCGTTGTTACCCAACAGAATGCGACATTCATATCACATGGGTAAAAATGGATCAGTGGTCTAAGTTTCCTGATTTTCATAATCGTTATCGTAATCACGTACGTCAGGCTATTGCGCTAGATATTATTAAAATTGGTTGGAATGGTACGCACGTAGCTGATACCACAGATATTACAGCCTATCCAATGATGAACGATGTAAACATTGGCTGGCTACAACTAATTCGCCGCGATGCACCTGAGCGCGCAATTAGTGAAGGCGCAACCGCTGGCGAAATTCGTATTGGTGCTGGCGGCGATTACGAAAACCTAGACCAAGCGGTGCACGATGCATTGCAAGGTATTCCAGAGCACAAACGTGCAAACATGGTGGCTATTATTGGCGACGAGCTTTTAGCGCAAGACAAAAACAAGCTGTACGCCAAGCAAGCACATACCCCAAGTGAAAAAACCAAGATTGAGCTGCAACAGGTGATTGATACCTATGGCGGTTTAATGACATACAAAATTCCGTTTTTCCCCGCTCGTGGCATTTTAGTCACCAGCTTTGACAACTTAAGTCACTACGTACAAACGGGATCAACGCGTACCAGTGTAGAAAACAACGCTAAGAAAAAACGCGTTGAAGACTACCTATCACGAAACGATTGCTACTACGTAGAAGACCTTGAAAAAGTAATGTATTTCGAATCAACCAGTATCAAGTTACCAAATTCAGACGGTAGCGCCTGGATTTAAATATTCGGTAAATTCCCATTTGGCCGGCTTGTTTAATCCAATTTTCGAGCCGGTCTTTTTAACCACATTAAAGAGTGTTTTTAAATGAGCTTAGTCAAAGAATCATTAGCCAAAGCAGCAAGCAGCGTACCAACAAGCACTGACAAAAAAGCGCCAACGGTCGCGGCAACAGCCACGAGTACCCATGCGCCAACCCCTATCACTACGCAAACCGAGTACCAGCTTTATGCAGCAGCCATCGAATCTGACTTAGCTCAACTAAAAACATTTACTGATATTGCAGACAAAGCGACTTACAAGTCTGAAGCGTTAGAACGCCAAGACTATTTAGGGTATATCAATCAATATCGATTAAGCGGCCAATGCCACCCGAACACGGTTTTAGCATGGGTGTTTATTTGGTTGGTTGACTTAAAACGCTGGGATGCAGCGCTAGAACTCCTGCCGTTTATGGTTGAGCAAAAACAACCACTACCAACGGTATTTAATACCAAATATTGGCCTGCATTCGTTATCGACCAACTCTACGATGACGCTAATTACTACCTAACAGAATCAAAGCAGCAAGGCTTATTTGATATTAGCTATGTACTGCGTGGCTTAATCAATACCGTAAAAAACCAAGACTGGAACGGCCTTGAAGTGGTGGGCGGTAAATTGTACGCCATTGCTGCCAAGGTTGATGCAGCCCAGCACAACTACGGTAATGCTCTGTTATTTGCAGAGCACGCCCAAGCCATTAACGACAAAGCAGGAGTTAAAGGTTTAGTCGATAAGTTAACAAAGCAATTAAAAGCAGCGGTTAACGAGTAACAGCTCCAACGCCAGCGGGCAACTTAGCACAGTGCGAGTATTAATTATGTCGCCAGTGTGACTAAGTGGCGCCCGCACCCAATTTAATGTGTGTGTTTTTACAGGTGCAATATGAATTTAAGCGGTATGCCACAAGCAGATTTACAAAGCATTAATGTTGATGTGCCAGGCAATGGCTATTACCCGACATTAAGCACGGCTTATTTTATAGAGCATTACGCCGTTGCCCAAGAATACGCCAGCAAAAGTGAGCTGCTTGTTGAAAAGCTAAAGCGCGCACAGACCGAGGTAAACCAAGAACTAGTAAGCGCTGTGCTTACTAACGGCACACCATTAAACGCACAACAAATAATTTTTTATAACGATGCAGTGTATAGCAAAGCCAAAGCTAATTTATTGGTATCCAAGCTTGGCAGTACACACCGTGAAAACGCAGCAGCACAGTCGCAATCAGCCATTGATAACTTTGAACACTGGCAACGCGAAAGCATAAACGCCATGCGCTTACTGCAAGCACTAAGCCCTAATTTATCGGTAGAGCTGTTATGAGCAAAAGCAAAATTGAAAAGCTTAAACAGCATTTAGTGAGTGTTGAGTACCAAGGCCATAAGTTGGCGCTTAATACTCAGTTTGATAGCTGGGTAGAAGGCGGGCGCATAGAGCCAAGTAGTAAAACAATGAATGGTAACGGGTTATTGGCAGCGCGATTTTATTACTCAGGTGTGATCAGCATTAATCCATGCTTTGCGCCGGTTGCGTTAATTTGTGCCTTTGCATCGTTTTGGTTGCAAAACAACGGCGGGCGTTATGACAGCACCGATATTGAATTTAGCGCCGATGTAAACGACGACAACAGCAATGAAGTAGAGCTGACTATTAACCAGCTGTGCGAAGACATAGAGCTAATACAAACAGACAATGGCCCCTTTGAATTAAACGGTAACCGTTACGACTTTGGCGAGCAAAGCCTATGGGTTGCTGAATCATTTTTACTGCAAGGCACTGTAAGCCGTGCTTAACGTTAAATTTGACGAAGGGCGCAGCAAAGACCAATTAGCGTTTTTACAACTTAAGCCTAATAAACGGCGCAATATATTACGTCGTGTTATTCGAACAACGAATAAAAGCAGTAAAGAGCGGATCACCAAGCAAACGGATTTAGCAGGCAAAACATGGCAAGGCAGAGCAAGTGGTAAAAAAAAGAAAATGCTCACCAAGCTTAAAAAGTTTATGAAGGTTCGCCACAGTGCAAACGACGCCAGTGTTTATTTTTCAGGGGGCAAAAGCGGAAAAATAGCCCGCGCCCACCAAGAGGGAATAAGCCTAGATGCAGGCAAGCCAAAAGGTAAAGCGGCTCAAAATAAAGAAGGGCCAGCCACGCGAAATTTAGCCAGGGCATTAATAGCCGAGGGTTACAAAATACCGCGTCGTAAAGGCAAGGGCAGTAAACGGCCAAGCATTAAATGGATAACAGAGAACTTAAGCATTAACCAAGCAGGGTTTTTACTTCGCGATTTAAAGGGCAGCTCAAGTAAGAGTACATGGCAAATTGACTTGCCGGCCCGCTCATTTTTAGGGCAAACGCAGGGCGAAGAAAAGCAACAAATGAATTTTATTTTAAACCAGGCTATGCACGTTGCGTAGCGCAAAGCAAAAGGAACGATCATGGCACAAGGTAAAGTAACCGTTGCCGCCATACAAACAGGCAGTGGCGCTACGAAACAGATTGAACGCAGTGTGTTGTTTATCGGTCAAGCGAGTGAGAACAACGGCAAAATTTTATCTATTAATGCACAAAGTGATTTTGATGTTGAGTTTGGCGCCGCCGACTCGCCATTAAAAATACAAGTAAAAGCATGGCAACGCAACGGTGATGACTTAGTGAGTGGTTATGCCATCCCGCATGGCGCAGGCGATAACGTAATGGCCCTTATTGATAAAGCAATGGATCAGGATGTTAGTCCTGAAATTATTGTTATTTGTACGCCAGTTACAGGCAAAGCCGACATTGAAAGCTACCAAGCCAAAGCGCTTGAAATTTTATCGAGCCTTGCTCGTCGTGTTCGTTTTTTACTTGCAGCACCTGGCTTAACGGCTGAGCAAAATTGGCCTGATTTAGTGACTTCATTGCAACCGTTAACCGATGGCGTAGTAGGCGATCGTGTGGCTGTTATCCCGCTTTTATTCGGTGACGAACTAGGCGCAGTAACAGGGCGTTTATGTAAAAGCGCAGTCACTATTGCTGATAGCCCAATGCGTGTGCTTACGGGGGCAATGTCATTGATGCCAAACCCAGAAGATGCCGCCGGCAACCCCTTAACCAACTCAACCACGGCGGCACTTGATGCGCTGCGTTTTAGTTGTACACAGTTTTATGCTGATTTTGATGGTACGTATTTTGGCGATGTAAACATGCTCGACGCTGAAGGCGGTGATTTTCAAAAAATTGAAATTGGCCGCATTGTTGATATGGCTGCACGTGCTGTGCGCATTATTGGAATTCAAAACGTTAAAAATCGTCGCTTAAACAACAGCAGCACAGGGATTGAATTTGGTAAACGCATTATGGGTAAACCGCTGCGCGACATGGCACGGTCTATCAATATTGGTGCCGATAAGTTCCCTGGTTTAATTCGCGCCCCAAAAGACGACAGTATCAACCTAACGTTTATGAATGCGACCACCTTACAAGTCGTACTTAAAGTTAAACCAATCGATTCACCCAACACCATCATTGTTGGGATCATGTTAGATAACGCAGAGTAGGAGCGCAAACATGCAAAAAGTACTAGGCGGTAAAGACTTCGATATCTTCATTGGTGATTCGATGGTTCATGTTATGGAAGCGACTTGCAAAATTACGGATGGGCGCACCGTTAAAAAAGTGCGCGGTATCCCAAAGGGCTTTATTGATGGCGATGTTGAAGGCGAAGTAACACTAAAGCTTGATCATGAAAATTGGTTAATCGTGCAAGCGCAAGCTGAAAAGGCAGGCAGTTGGAAAGGTATTGAACCGTTTGATATTGCGTTTAATGCAGAAGTAGCTGCAGGTAAAAAGAACGTTGAAGCGTTTGGTTGCCTGCCGCAGCTGGACGAAATTTTAAACATTAAAGCCGATGGTGGCGAAGAAGACACCACATCAATCAAGTGTCCAATTACTAGCCCTGATTTTGTCAAAATTAACGGTGTGCCATACCTAACTGACGATGAAGTGAGAGATTTGTAATGACTAAAGCCATTCGCACACTAACTGCCACAACATTACTAAGCACCCTGCAAGCATGTGGGCATAAAGTATTTGAGGGTGAATTAAACCTAAACATTATAGGCATTCGCCATACAAACACCCGCGCCAACACGTTTAACGATGCAATTTGTGTGTTGTATCAGCAAAACAGCGAATGGCAGTTAAAGCAGTATAAAGCCACAACAGATGCCGGTATTTACTGGCGTAAAAACCCAATGAACATAGACGGCACAGCGGTGCTAGTTGCAGGGCAGCATAAAAGCTTATGGACGTTGGGTTATCACCAGGGCAAGTATCGCGCCCTTGTACAGCATAAACCGGTTGTTGTTCTACGTGACAACAACAAAGACACCGAGTTAGACACGGACGTCACACCCCAAGCAGAGCTACAGCAAGGTTACTTTGGTATTAATTGCCACCGTGCAAACAGCAAAACCACATCAACCCAAGTTGATAAGTGGTCAGCCGGTTGCCAGGTGTTTGCAAACCCCAATGACTTTGATGAATTTATTGCTTTGTGCGAGCAATCAGCAGCCAAGTACGGCCCTTATTTTACCTACACACTGCTAGAACAAGCAGATTTAAAAGAGAGTATTGATCATGGCGTTTGAGAAAAATATCACATTAGAAACCCCCGTTGGCGAAATCACATTTAATGTAAATGGCGCTGACTACAACAAATACATTAACTCGACTCAGCCAAATAACAAAGTGCAGCCGGCAACTAACTTTTTATTAAACACAGTGGTTGAAGCCGACGCTAAAAAGCTCAAAGAGCTGGTACAGCAACCGGGTGCCGCGTTGTTTTTAGTGGGTGCCATTGTTGAAGAATACCAACCTGAGTTTAATTTTACGGTAAAAAAATCGAAAGCCGAGCCAAGCAAATAGGCAAAAGCAGGCTCGATCAGTTACTGGCATATCACGCTAAATACTTTGGCAATGTACCAGTCACTGACGAGAGCTTGGCACAGGCGCTTTACCTTGAAACATCACAGCAAGAAAACTTTGTAACAGCCGTAAATAACGGTATTTGCACAGCATTAGGCGGCGAGTAATTAATGGCAACACTCAGCAAATTAGACAAGCTTACTTATTCAATCGGGATCATCGATAAGGTGACGGGTCCGGTTAATAAAGTGATGGCTAAAATAAATCAGCTGAGTCAGCAAACCGCCGCTGCACAAGATCAAATGATGCGTGGCGCAACCACGGCCGTGGGTGGCGGTTACGCCCTTGCTAAATCGCTCGCGCCTGCAATTGACCACGTTGCTGCTTTGGGCGAGGTGCAATCACTGGGCGTTACCGACGACGCCTTGCAACAACTAACTAAAACAGCCTATAAGTTTGGTTTTCAATTTGGGGGTAACTCGGCCGAGTTCGTCCGCAGTGCTTACGATATTCAATCAGCTATTGCCGGCTTAAATGGGTTTGAGCTATCTGAATTTACCAAAACGTCAAACATACTAGCGGTAGCAACCAAAGCCGACGCAGCCACTATTACCAGCTATATGGGCACCATGTATGGCATCTTCGAAAAGACCGCCAATAAAATGGGCAAAGCGAATTGGGTAAATCAAATCGCAGGGCAAACCGCCACCGCCGTACAGCTTTACAAAACCACCGGTGCAGAAATGCAAGCCGCGTTTTCAAACCTTGGGGCGACCGCGACAAACATTGGCTTAAGTTCAGCTCAACAATTCGCGTTAGTGGGTGAACTGCAACTGGTTGCTAAATCAGGCTCTGTGGCTGGCACGCAAGCGGCCTCATTATTACAAGGCATTGGTAAAGCACAAGATGCATTAGGCATAAAATTAACCGCAGATAACGGCGACATGCTAGCAATAGATGTAGTGCTGGGACGTATTAATAGCCGCTTATCCTCTTTGGGTTCTGTAGCGCGTGGCGATGTACTCACTCAAATATTTGGTAAGCAAGGTGCAAAAGCCGTTGATGTATTGAGTACCAAAGTCGATAAGCTAAAAGACGGCATCACCGTTTTTGAAAACGTACAAGACAGCTCCAAAGCAATTGAAATGGCCAATATTATTGCCAGCCCTTGGGATAGGTTAGGCGGTTCGTTTAATGCGGCAGCTACGGCAATGGGCAGTCGTTTACTACCCGTTGTGGAACCCTTTATAGAATTACTCTCGGCAGGCTTTGCGGGTATTGTCTCGTTAACTGAGCGCTTTCCGATTTTATCCAGTGTGATTGCAACACTTGTAGTGGGTATTGTGGCGCTTATCTCTATTTATGGCGTGGTCATGTTCATGATGGGCCTTTACAAAATGGCGCTGATAACAAGTGGTGCGCTCACAATGGGTTTAACAGTGATAACTAAATTATGGCAAGGCGCACTCATTGCGTTACGTGTATTGGGTTTTTTATCACTCATTGCAACGATGGGCGCGGCGGCCATTGCCATGGGTACATTTAAAGCAGTTATGCTCGCAGGCCAAGCGGCTACATGGTTGTTTAATGCAGCGCTTTGGGCAAACCCAATTACGTGGGTAGTAGCGGGTGTTATTGCGCTCATCGCGGCGGTTGGTGCGCTTATCTATTACTGGGATGACTTAGTGGCTGCGTTTCAAAATACCGCATGGGGGAAAGTATTAATGGCGGTGTTTGATAGTGTGAAAGCGGCCTTTAATGGGGTGATTGATAGCGTAAAATGGGTGCTCGAAAAGCTCGGCCTGATTGACGATACCGAGGCAAAAATAAAAACAGAAGCGACCTCAACACACGAAAACATTAACCGTGCTCAGCCTAGCAATTTAGTCATGCAAAATGCAGATCAAGCGTTCAGCCGCGACTACGGCCAAGCTGTGATCAACAAAGCCGCCCAAGTACCAGGCAATAAAGCCAGCACTAACTATGCTGCAGTGAATGATGTTACGTATTTGAATCGAACGCAGTTAGACAAAGGTCAAACTAATAACGCTATTAACTCAACATTACAGAGCAGTAATGCCATTGAGCAAACAAATAGCGCGTTGGCACAAACGAACACATTAAATAACCGCTATCTAAGTTCAACTGTGGCGAATGGATTAACCAATATCGCGCCTGTAAACACCGCTATTAATAACAATGCTTCAGCAAATGATGCTGCTTATTTTGCAAGCGCAACAACGCATAGTGTAGTTAACCCAGCATTACAAAATAGTATTGCTACAAACCAAACAAATAAGGTTTTGGCACAAACCAGCGCAGTAACCATGGCTGCAAACGATGCTGTTTATTCAACAACGGGCAACATCAATAACACCGCTACTAACTCATTATTACAAAGCAGCCCATCTACACATAACGATGTTGGCCACAATGCACAATCAACACAGTTCGTAACACAATCAGCGATAGAAAATGGCAATACACGCACAGCTAATTATTTTACTAACGCGGCCAATTCACCTGTTTATAGTCAAAAATATGAACAACTCGCCCGCTTTAATGAAGGTGCAGCGCCATTACAACGATTGCCAATGGTCAAAACAGATCAGGCAATTACTAACACAGCGAACGCGTACAGCGTTGAGCAGTTAAATACTGAGCAACAACACACGAATAGCTATAAAGCCAAAGTACAAAAATCAGCGTTTTTACAAAGCCTAACGAGCAGCACCAGCCAGAGCAGTTCGAGCGAGAGCGATAACAGTAAGCGTGTGCACATAGACAATTTAACGATTAAATCTGACGACTTAGCGCAAAGCTTTGAACAAATGATGGAGCTAGCAAGCTGATGAACTTTGATATTGCACTGCACATAGATTTAGCCGTTGAGGATAATGATTTTGTACTTAATGACTCGCTAACACCCAGTACATTAAGTAAATCTAATGTGGTGGCGCAAGATATAAAGCATCGAATTTTAGAAAGCGGTTTACTCATAAAGCTGATTGGTCTGCGCAATAAAAACGGCATAGCGCCCATTTTAACCGAACTCGAATTACTAACCGAGCAAGACAATCGGATTAAGCCTGGCACTATAAAAGTGTACCGAAATGACGACGGCACATTAAGTATCACCGCGCAAACGCGCCAATACGGGAGCCTACAAAGTGGACTTTAAAACCCTAATGCAAAATGCAGGTTTGCCAATGGATGAGCAAACAGCGCAAGCGCAGTGGCAAGCACAGTTAAAAGAGCAAAACATACAAGTTGCCAACAATTCACCCTTTGGCCCATTTTGGCGAACCGTTGAAGCGTTGCTAACAAAGCCCGTCGTGCAGCTGTTTAATTGGCTAGCAACGCAGCTAATGCCTGACTTATTCATTATGACAGCAAGCCGAGCCGCACTGATTGAACGCCACGGGCCTGCGCGTAATGTGTTTATTCAAGCGGGCGTAAAAGCACAGGGATTATTAACGTTTACACGCGAAAGCGACGAGGGCGAAAGCTCCATTGTTGCAGGAACCGCAGTGGTAACCGATGTGCTAGGCGATAAAGTGTATAAACTTATACTTTTACAGGATGTGTATTTTGAACAAGGGCAACGCACTGCGTATGCATTGGCTGAAGCCTATGAAACCGGTGCAGCTTATAACTTACCCGCAGAAGCTTACCGATACTTTACTGAGGAACAAGAAGGGGTCACCGTAACCAACAATGATGATTGGTTAATTAAGCCAGGCTCTGATGACGAAGACACTGAGCATTATCGCCTACGCATTCGTAACGTATTTGGTACTGCTTCCCGCTGGCATATCAATGCTGTTTACAAACAAATTATTGCTAGCTTTGCTGTACCAATAGATAACATTGAAATACTAACCAATGCACCACGTGGACCAGGCACGGCTGATGCGTATATTTACTTAGATGTTGGCCCTGTACCAACAGCACTATTGAGTGCCATTAACCAACATATTCGTACCGCAGGCCACCATGGTTTAGGGGATGACTTTATGGTTTACGCTATGGCAACCAACGGGTTTGATATCACCGCAACCTATAAGTTACATGACAACAGCCACGCTATTCAAGACGACTTAACCACGTTTATACAAGCCGCATTTCGTCAAAATGCAGCGTATACACCCACACGCGTAACGCATCAAACTGTGTTCAGCATTAGTCAATTAATAACACAGTGCCATGAACAATTTAGTGAACTGCAATCAATCAAGTTTGATATTGACGACATAACCGCCGCCAACTGGTTACCGGTACTTACATCATTAACCGTTAACGAGGTGGCAAATGGCTAAAGAAATCGCCACCTGGTTAAACAAAGGTTACGCCGAAAAACTTGTAAAAGCGGCCACAGGCTACTGGGAGCAATCGCGTGACTATGTTATGTGGGCAGTGAACCAAAAAGACGAGTTAAAAAATGAAGAGCCTGTATTAGGGTTTCTGGCATGGGAGCGCTTAACAAACCGCTTAGATGATGAACCAATCGAGCTATACCGCAAGCGTGTACAGCATGCATTGGTGAATACCATTGACGCCGGTGAAGTCGCTTCAGTAAAAAGCATTTTTGATCGCCTAGGGTTAGAGGTGCTTAGCGTGCGCGAACGACTCGACGGCCGTGATTGGGACATTATCGCCATTGATATGACCGACTCAACACTCGCAGGCAATAGTGATTTATTACCCGAACTTATTCAGCTGTATGGACGAACGTGTAGGCGCTATGAATTAACCGTGCATAACAAAGCTGATTTATCACTGAGCTTAGGATTAACGCATGTACAGTGGGATAGCTGTCACATTGATCACCCACTGCATTTAGCGGCACAAAATAAAGCGCAGCAACAATACAGTTATGGTTTTACTGATTTGCAAAATGAAAGCCGTGAAGCGCCACTGTATGCAGTTACGCACGATGTAAAACACGTATTGCCATTCGAGCAGCTATATCAATTTCTAGGGTGTGACAACCTTGTAAGTAATACACATCCCCAAGCAATCACCACCGATGTACAGCATGTTATTGCCGCACATCATCACTATGGATTTTTAAGTAAAGAGGGCGGTGTAAGTATCGCCAAGGAGCCATTATGACCCAAGCGATCACCGGTATTATGACCAACGCCGGCAAAAGTTACATCACAACCCGCGCGCTGCAAAACACAGGGCTCGATGTTAAAGAATTAGTGTTAGCAAACATCCCTAATTTAAATGAAAGCGCAGAACGTAATCCCAATGAAAGCATGCCTAGTACATTGCAAATTGTGTATCGGCGCAATATTGATACGTCAGGCTATGTTGATTCAAATACCGTGGCATGGGCCGTCATACTTGAGCAAGATATCGGCGACTTTGACTACAACTGGATTGGGTTAGTAACACAAGACGGTACATTGCTAGCCATTGATTACTTGCCATTACAGCGCAAGCGCCAAGGCGTAAACAATGTACACAACCGCTCGTTTGTATTGAAGTTTGCAGCGGCTGCAGCATTAGCGCGGATCACCATTCCCGCACAATCGTGGATGTTCGATTACAGCCCACAAATTGATGCGCTGAACGCATTGTCAACCACAACAGCAACCGCACAGGTAAACAACATGTACCGCACGTTGCGTAATTTTTTCTTGATGTCAGATTTTACCGTATTTACTAAGGAACTATGATGAGCATTGAACAAATAAATGAAATTGTAAGCGCGGCCGACCGCGTAGTCACGGCGATAGAAAGCAAAGCTGCAGAAATCGATAATAAAACCGCACAACTAGCCAGCGATTACAGCAGCAAAAAAACCGCCCTTGAACAACAAATTGTAGAAAGTTCGGCAGAGCTAGCAATCGTTGCATCAGCCGGCTATCGAAAAGCAATTGAAGATGCATCAGGTGGCCGTAACACTGTAGTAATTGATGAGCAGGGAAACCCAAATGTAATGGTGCGTATCCCACGCTTTAACTACGAGGACCTCAACCAAGCAATTTTTGACCGTTTGGGGGTTGACCTAATGCTAGGCACCGGCACGCCAACTATGTTTCAGCGCAACGGCGAGCAAATGGGCGAGGTATTAATTGCGAAATACCTCGCATCAGTAGGTGCTAATGGTGGCTGCTCTGTTATTGGCGGCGTACAGCCTCGCACATCAGTTAACTACAATGTTGCAAAGGCGTTGTGCAACAACAAAGGCGACGGCTGGCACATGATGAGTATTCACGAATGGGCAGCAATTGCGCTATGGTCACTAGCGAATGATTCATTACCACGGGGAAATACTAATTTTGGTAGAAGTCACGAAAAGAAACTAGAAACAGCGCGTCGTGCTGATAACGGGATGCCAGGAGATTCATCAGGTCTGGCGAGAACAGATACAGGGAAAGGGCCAGTAACATGGGCTCACGATCATACAGAATGGGGCATTCAAGATTTAGTCGGAAATGTATGGGAATGGTTGGATCAAATGATGTTGGATGAAGGACAGATTGTAACAACACTCGATAATAATCCTGGCATTGTTGAAGAAAACTGGGTTAAACAGGCTGCATGGTTTGATTCACCTGAACCTAACTCTGTAGGCACAGCAAGTGCAGGCTCCCCGATTCTTAGTGCGAGTATAATAAACCGTAATGGTCCTATTGGAAGTGATGAGCATAACAACCCCTATCTGACGAATAATCATTTTGCAGGAATAGCAAAATCAGACACATATCAAAAGGCTGAAATACTGCGAAGGTTACTTATCGAATCTGAGTCAACGGACACTGTAAAAGGGTATCTTACTTGTCGCAATTACGGTAAGAGATTCCCCCTTCGTGGTGGTTACTGGCATGTTGGCTCAAGTGCGGGCCTAGGTGCAATTAATCTCAATCATTCACGGTTATATGAGGCAAGTAGTTTTAGTTTCCGCCCAGCTTTCTTTGCGTAATTGCGCACTGAAATTTAAGCCCCGGGCGATAGCCTGGATTAACCAAAGATTTAACAGGTAAAACTATGTTTACATATATCTATAAAGGCGTAAGCCATAGAAATACAAGTGCCGAGTACATGAAAAACTTAGGCATGGACCAAGGACAAATCGACTCAGTATTAAACCAGCAGCAGTTTGAGTTAACTCAAAATATAGCAAAACGGCAAGCTTCATACAAAGCAGAATCAGACCCTTTGTATATGGAAGCACAATTTGATGGCACGCCTGAGTCTCATCAAAACTGGCAAGACAAAGTGGCAGAAATCAAAGCTCGCTATCCGCTACCAGTAAATACAGCTGAAAATGCATAACGTAGCGCTTTGTTATCACCAAACAGCCGTCCCTTGCTCAATGCAAGCGGGCGCGCAGTTACTTGCAAGTGCGATAAAAGATGAATCAAGAGCCGATAAACCCACACGTTTTAATGGTTTGGTGCTATCTGTTAGCGCAAGCGCTCCAGCAGCATTAGCTAGCAAATTAAAAACAATAAACGAATACTGCCCAATACCTGAGTTTATTAGCTGTGCTCAATACGCACAAAGCCAAAGCGCATTAGAGCAAACTCAGCTTGTAACCTATGACGGTCAAAGCCTAGAGTGGCAAATAAACACATTGCAAAACTTAACGCCAATACGTGAGCAGCAAATAGCGGACGAAATCGCTACTGTAAACGACAATGGCAAGCAATTAATAAACACCATTGACGATGCATTAACTCAAACCGTTGAGCTAAAAATAGCACGCGACGAGCGATTAAATCAGGCGCAATTTACTGCCCAAAGTAGCGGGGTCGATATGCAATTAATAACAGCCGGCACAGCAAAGCAGCTAGCCGACTCAGTTGCTAACAAAGGCAATGAGCAGGACTATTGGGCATTGTGTTTATTTGTTGGAGAACTCGCTGAGCTAACTAAAATTAAAGAGGTGTTATGAGCATATCGTTAGATGGCTGGAATATCCCCGGGTATGAAACGCGGGTTAATGCCGGTATTAAATTAGCCGGTGGCGATATGTCAGGCATGGGAAGTTTTGCGCTCATTAGCGATCAAGGTGTTAAGCCTGGCATGTTAACTGTGAGCACTAAAATACCGCTTAATGAAGAGGGTGCTTTAGCATTACTTATTAGCAAAGCGAAAGCACTTGATGAAAACGGCGCCCGTATTATTTACACAATTAATAATGTATTGGCAGAGGCTTATAAAATACGTAAAGCCAAATTTGATGGCGAGGTAAAGGCTGTCGAACTTGAAGAAAAGCGCGCATGGCAAATCACCTTTAAACTTATTGAAGTACAGTCTGTATCAGAGCGTGAGCAACAACAGCTAGATGGTACAGCAAGCCAAAATGCACAGTCGCAAGCGGTCACTTCAAATAACGATGTACAAAGTAAATTTGCAGCGGTGGAGGGGCCATGAGTACTCGTCTATCCGATACGCTAACAATTGGGGGTAAACCAGTAACGAGCATCGTTACTAAAAGTGTACAACTTGATATAGCCAGCACTGGTCGCGCAAAGTTTGAAATAGTGACAGAGGAAGTGCCAAGCGGATTAGTCGAGCTGCATTTAGGTTACACGCTAGATAATATGGTCCCGTACTTTCTCGGCGTTATCGAATCAAAACACCAGGCAAACGGCCGTTGGTATTTAACTTGTCGCGAATTACTCGGCGCATTAAGTTTCACTGCCCCCCTTGCAGTTCGCCATGCAACAATCAAAGCGGTGCTCGATAAGTTAGCATACGTTGGCGTTGAATTTACCACTCCAAATAACGCCAGCTATTTAAATAAAACGATACCCGCGTTTTACCATAGCGGCACAGGTATTGAAGCGCTAAGGCAAATAGGTAAAGCATGGGGTATTAGTGATTTTATATTTCAACAACGCCCCGATGGCAAAATATTTGTAGGCAGTTGGCACGACTCCCGCTGGCCGCTTGCAGCAATAAATGACTTTCCAGAGCACACAATAACCGCTAAAAGCTCAACCACTGGTGAGCTAATCGCCATTCCAAAATTAAGACCAGGCATAAAGCTAAACGGGCGTCACATTACCGAAGTAACTTTAATCAATAACAGGATGCACATACGATGGTCAAACAAGCCATTAAACGCCTAATACAGCGCTACTTTCCAGAGTTAAACGAGCGTAAACACCTGCCGCAACTTGCACGTATCGAAAAAATATACGACCTACCAAGTGGCGCCGCAGCAATCAGCACCGCATTTAGACCACTAAAAGCGGCCGACGTACAGCTATTAAACCCGCTCACAAATGAGCCACTACTCGTGCCTGTATTTGAGCAAGTAACACTCGGCACAGGGCAAGCATCCGATCACGGTTTGTTGAACGAACCTATGCCAGGCATGCAGTGTTTAATACAATACATCGATGGCCTAAACAGCCATCCCGTCATCACCAGTTTATTACCATGGCAAAGTTTAGTACCCGAGCACAAACGCACCGATGTTACGCTACAGCAAAACAGCCGCAGCAAAATACAAGGCCGCGACGGGAACTGGCACACCACAACTGATGGCGATATAACCCAAACCAGCGATACCACAAAAAGAAAATCGCGCAACTGTTTAGAAAAGCATCATGAACGCAATACCAATATAGCCACGCACGACACATTAAAAATAGACGGCAACCAAATAACCGAAGTCATGGGCGCCCTGAAAACAGTAGTAGGTGAAAAAGCCTTAATTGTAGCTTTAGAAGGGCTGTTACTTGGCAGTAAAAAGCAGGTAGACATTGAAGCCACCGAAAACATAAACCTAACCACGCTCAAAACCCTACACGCCAAAGCCACCGAACTGGCAAAGGTAGAAGGCGCAACAGTGTGGCTAGGGGACAATTCAGTAAACGTGGCACAAGTACTCCTTGATTTAATAAGCCTGGTAAAAGACATAAATCAAAGCTTAGAAACTCACGGTCATAAAGATCAGGGAGCAGGGCCACCAATTATATCAGCAGAATTTACAGTGCATAAATCAACAGCAAGTGATTTGAAAAGTATATTAAAGCCAATTGTGGCTAATTAATTTTTGGTGCTGAATTTAAATTTTTCTTTAACTGTTTCATCATAGAGTGATGTGTATTCAAACTCTAGAGTCAATTTGGATGTTATTTCGCTCTCAATCTCGTTTTTACTTTGTTGGCTTGTTCTGTCATCAAACTGTAATTCCAATATAATTATTGTTTCGCCTTTAGCTATATAACTATTTTGTTTTTGTGTAGAGGTAATTGGTGGTTTTTTGTATGCACAATATCCCTGAAATTTTTCATTAATTATTTTTTCGAAGTCTTCGTATTCGATGAGTTCATCATCATAAAAAAACTTAAATTCATCTACTTTTGCTGGACCTAAACCTTTATTGGTTATTGAAAATGTAAAGGCTTCTACATGTAGGTTAAGATTACTGCATATTGCAGGTCTTACAGATAGCTCATTGTGCCGTTTATTTGACTTTGATTGCTGCCAGGTAAAGTAGATCGCAATTATCGCTATAAGTGTTGAAATTAAGGGTAAGGCGAACTTTAGAATTAGATCCATAATCGTGCAATCTCATATTAGAGCGGAGAATAAGAGTTGTGTATATATATGTGTATAAAATATTTCAAATGTTGTTTTTACTTGTTCAAAAACAGATGTTTATTGTCATTATCTCATAGTCGTGCCAATAGATTGTTGCTTGATTTTGCTCTTGATATGCCATGCTGAAAACCCTGAGTAGTTAACTTAAAAACGCCTAAATACGTGCCAAGTTACTAAAATAATGAATTATTTAGATTATGGCATATGGGCGAGGGAGTTTATAGGTTTGGGTGAGAAAACTAGTTTTATTATAAGGAGCTAGCTGTCTTATATTTGCAAGGTTATAAATATAAGAAAGCCCGTAAAAGCGGGTTTTCTTTGCTGCGGTTATTTACTTTTGAGCGGATTTAGCTTTTCGACCAATGGGGTAAGTTACTTATTACATTGCCTTCGAGCAACTAAGGTTTATGCTTTAATCCAACCCTGTTCAATTGCATATAACTTAACCTTATCGGTCAACCTGAATACATCTAACATACAACCGTAATTGGTTTTATATTCTCTATTTCTTTTGATTAAATTATCGGTAAGTAATTCATTAATGTAGATTTCAGCAAATATTTTAGAACATCCTAGCATCTGATGAAGATCCTCAAAGATAAAAAAATCTACTCCTTGATTATAAAGTTTTACCCATTCTTTGAGTAGATCGGTTTTCTTATCTGCAACGCTTTCTAATGGTCTTGCGGTTACAGACTCAAATGGATTGTTACCGATTTTAGGCTCTTTAAATAAAGGAGCTTGATGAATCTCACGTAAAAGGTTGTCAAATTGTAATTCATATTCATCTTCGCGAGAAAAGTTAATATGCAAACGGGTTTTTAAAAATGTAGGTACGTTATGAGTGCCATTTTGACGAATCAGAGGGATTACTTTATTGCTATCAATATTAGTCATATATTCAGCGGTCATAATCATTTTCTCATATCCAACGCCACCTAAACCGCTATTAGCTTTAGTAACATAATTATCAGTACATACCATAATAATACGGTCAGATTCAGCTACACTTTTTTCCATGAAGCCGCCCAAGTCATCTCCAAGGCCTACACGAAATTGATCTAAGATCGCATCGACACCAGAATTGCGTAAACGTTGAGCTAATTCTAGAACCCATTTTTTATGGGCTTGTGTGTCATGGGAATATGAAATAAATACTTTAGGGACATTAACACTCAT